AAAAATGCCCATGCTCTTGATGTCTGCAAGATTCTGGACATCGAATGTCTTCTGTCGCATCAGGTCTGCAAACTTCTGCGCGAGGTCGTTGACCGGATAGAACTTGAGGTTCCCGTAAATATTGCGCTGCTCGACGATGATGTTCATCGTGCGTCTCCTTCGTTGAGTCGGGCGGGGTCAGCACTGACCCATTTCATCCAATCGCTGACAACTTGCCGCGCCTCCTTGCGAGTCAGGTCAAACATGCTCTCGACATGCGGTGCTGCGCCAAACATGTTGACTGCGCCAGATGCGCGGAGTCTGTTGAGGTAGTGAAACTCAGGGCGAACTTCGTTCATGGTCGTGTCTCCTGTGTCGATGTTGAGTAGTATAGTCGATAACAAGTAATCATGCAAGCAAAAGGGGGGAGGGGCGGCTCATGCCGCCGCCGCCGCCCAAAGACCCATCACAGTCTTCACTGCGCGTTCAGGGGTGGAATACTCGCTGCCTTTTATCATTGGGATGGAGAGGTCGCAGTCCCTGCACTCGTCCACAAAGTGACGCGATATCCCGTAAGCATCAACCTCTTGAGGGGTCATGAATTCCAAGACCCGAAAGAAGAACCGGCGCAGCATGATGGGGGTGGCAAAGCACAGCCCAATCCTGTCCATGTCGATGGGTTCCTCCGGTCGTTTAACCGTGACAGACCAGACAAACTTGTCATTGCTCATGAAATCGTTGCCGTGCTTGATTGCAATCAATTCAACACGCCGACCGGACAACTGAATCCGGTCGATGAGCGAGACGATAGCAACCCCACGGTTTACGATTTCCTGTGCATCGACATTGCAGTTCGCCGACATGTTGACCGCGATGCGGACGATGGGCGACGGTGATGGCGGTGCGATGTCGGACATGGCGAACATGTCCTCCGGAACACCGGCTGCATTCGCCGGGATGCAAGGGAACGCGCCGACCGGAGCCGTGTCCCACATGGGTTCCGGTTCCATCGTCACCTTGACCGCCGCAGACTCGATTGCAGCGCGTCCGGCGGGGTGACCCTTGACGGCGTATTCCAGTGCCTCTTCCCATGTGTCGCAGCCCGACCAATCGGCTCTGCCAATCGCTTGCGAACCTTGCGAAGTGTCCCCCCAGTTGATTTTGCGGGTGCGGAGGTCATGGACAAACTCGTCCCATGAATCAGCGGTGTAGCGGTAAACGGTCATGCTGCTTTCCTCTCTGACATGTTGGATCGAATCTTGACGATGTCTCCCGCAGACAGGTTGCGGGTCAGGACGAGTTCCTCAACACGGTTCCAGTCGAGACCGGCTGACAGCAACTTGCCACCCTTGATGGATGCGCGGGGCGACACCACATGGCGCTGTTTCAGTTCGCGCACTGCCTTGCGGAACGCTTGGACATGGCGCGTCCACTGGTCATTGGGCGAGATGGCAAGTTCCAGACGCTCGTCATAGTCCATCGCGACAAACGAGAATCGGTCGAGGGTCGCGGCATCCAACTGCGACCGCCCCACATACTGGGCATCAGCACCCGCGCCAAAGGTGTTGGCGGCGGCGATGATGACAAAGTCGGCGTGGCGTTTAACCGTGCCGCAGGGGAATGCGGCGAGGTCATTGGCAGCGATGGCATTGAAGGCGAGAAGCGCCTGAGCGGACGATGCGTCAATCTCGTCGAACAGGAACACGCCACCGCCCACATAGGCACGGTACAGGTCAGTCTCCATGTACTTGCCTTCGGCGTTGATGAACCCTTGCAACTGATACGCCATGCCGACAGCACCCGTGCTGTAGAACGGCAGTTCCAGTGCGTCAGCAGCCTGAGCCGCGATGGTCGTTTTGCCGGAACCCGCAGGGCCGACAAGGTACACATTCTCGCGGACAGACAGGGCGGCGAGGACATCCGCGAACACTGCGTGACGGTGACCCGCCGGGAGGGTACGGATGGTCGCACCCGTCTTGATTTCGATGCGGACGGGACGGTGCTGCTCGACCGCAGCGACGGCAGCAGCAATGGCATCACGGCGGATGCCTTCGATGGTCTCAGCGTCAAGGGACGCAGCAGCCACCGGGGTGGGGTCGAGACCGCTCCAGATTGCGACGAGGGCATCGTCAGAGGCATTGGGCGACTTGCCCTGCCTCACGGCATGCATCTTCAAATACGAACGGTCGCTGTCCGACAGGGGCAGCGTGAAGGTTCGCTTGGTCATGTTCAGGCCTCCAGTTTCAGGGTGTCGATGGATGAGCAGACAGGGCAAGCAGAAGCAGAATGCAGCCGGTTCGCCTGAAGGGCAGAGACACGCGCCGTCCACCCGCAGCCAGAGCATTGCAACTTCAGCAATCGCGTCCCCTGCTTCTTGCGGCTATTCGGATCGATTTTCGCGTGAGGATACGCGCCCAGAATCTGCGCGATGTCGCCCAGTTCATTGGACAGCCACGCACCGGCAGTGGTCGAGGTCAGCGCACCGACGAGGTCGATGCCACGGGCGACCCGTGCGAACTCGCCACGATGACCGCACTGGATACCCGCCCAGACATGCGCCAACTCATGGGCAAGAACGGCGAGGACATCCAACGGACGGTCGAGGATGGGGTTGATGAACACCTCGAAGGTGCCATCAGCAGAGATGGACGGGTCGAATGCCTGACCCAGTGCCACTTTGCCTGACCGGGAACCCCGGTACCCAATGGGGAACCCACAGGCGACACGGTATCGACGCTGCTCCCACTGCGCGGGGTCAATCCCTGCGCGGGGGAACACTTGGTGCTGTAGGGCGACGGCAGCAGCCGCCAACCATGGTTCGCGTTCTGTGAAATTGGTCATGATTGTTCTCCTTCGCAATCCCATGCGTGATAGGTGTCCACCCCGTCAGGGTTGGTTTCATCGTCGAAATCGTCGCCCGTGTACAGGTCGAAAGCGTCCTCTTCTCCCAGATGTTCAACGACCTGATACACCACGCGCTCACAGGCGTGTCGAGTCGGTCTGCGTGACCATCTCTGCTCGTTGCAGCCGACAACCCAGACCCATCCGCTGTGAACCTGTCTGGCGTAGCCGCTGTAGGTCTCTACGCGCTCGTGAATCTGCTGCTCGTAGTCGCGCTCCGTTTCCTCAGTCTCGTGACCCCAGTCACCGAAACGCTCATCGAATCGCACGATTTCATTTTTCATGTTCAGCCCTCCTCTTTGACCTGCACATCGCAGGTGATAGTCCAGTTGATGAACTCGTACTTGTCGGGGTCAACAAACCATCGTCGGCGCAATTCCTCCGCCAACAACTTAGCGACTTTCTTTTCGTCGACCTTGCCTGTTGAGTCCACAGCATCCGCCAACTCGACGCTAACCTTGTTCGGAGCCGGGTCGTCCTCGTCCACCATGTACTCGTCCGGGTCTTCGTCCCATGTCGTCCAACATGAGTCCCCGTCGCCATCGTTGTACAACTCGTCCCATTCCTTGGGCGTGATTTCCTTGTACAAGCAGACATCGGAGCAGTAGTACTCGCCGCATTCGATGTAGTACCCCTCGTTCATCCCCGCGCCACACTTGTCGCAAGTACGGGCGAATTTCTTGTAAGCCATGATTGTTCTCCGTTTTGCACCCGCATCCAGTGGGGTGCGGTGTTGGTGGTCTCATCAGGCAGCGCATCACGCTGCGACGGTCTCGCGACCGTTAGTGATTTGCGTAGTTCATGACTTGGACACCTCATTGGCTAAGAAAAGGCAAACGAGCGCGGCTGCTACCGCAATCAGCGAGGGGATGCCGACATCGCCAGTCTCAGCGACAAGCAGAACGCCACATGCCATCTCGACCATGGCGAGAAACTGGAAGAAAGCGACTAGAATGATTTTCATGATGTTTTCCTGTGGTTTAAACGGTGATTACTTACGCTTGGCAGGAACCCAAACCGGCACGGCATCGACCGGGTGAAGAATCCACCGGCCTTGCTTGGATGACTTGATTGACTGCTTGAATGACTTGCTCATGGCGTTCTCCATGGTTGGTTGACTCAGTGCAGCGCACTCAGCGAATGCGCTCTACTCAGTCGAAGGTTTTTCCGGTTGATTGGGCAGCGTCACGCTTTCGGGCGACTCGCGAGATGTCGGTCATCGTCTTCAACCCTAGACTTCACCGCTGCTTTAGGCCGGGTTCCCCTTGAGGAACCGCCGGGCTGCTTGCGCTCATCCGGCACCAGAACCTCTTACCTTGCGGTGCGCCGTCTGGGTGCGCTCCGGAGCGTTGCCGCTGCCGGTGATGCGTACTCTAGGGATTACATGACCACAAGTCAACAACTTTCTTCGTTTACACGACCACAATTAGCCTAAGTCACTGATTATCGGTCGAATTTAGTTTGCGTTTAATCGGTACCGCAGGTACTTTCAGACCCGAAAACAGGGTGACAAAGGCACAAGACCACTCATTGCGTAGTCAAAGAATTACCTAATCACTGCAAAACAAGGGAAATCAGATCGAATGGCAGGCATACGAGACCAGTACGGGTTGACACCAAAACAGCGGAAATTCGCGGAGAATCTCGCAGACGGCATGACGCAGAGCGATGCGTACAAGTTCGCGTATGACGCGACAGACATGCAGGGTGACACCATCCGCAACAAGGCTTCAGGATTGGCGCAACGGGGCGATATCAGGGCGGCAGTGGATGCGCTAATGGGCGAGAGGATGCGGATAATGGAGGTCAAGGGTGTCTCAGACCGCTCCAAGGTAGTGGGTCTGCTACGCCAGTTCGCTGAGGACGATGCGCGTCCTGACCATGTGCGGCTCCGTGCCGTCGAGTTGTGGGGCAAGACCTGCGGCGCGTTCATCGAGGTCATCGAGGACAGGCGCGACCGTCCTGCTGCGATGGTCGCGGTGGAACTGGAGCGGCGATTGGGTGCGCTGCTGTCAGCCGCTGCGCCTCAAGTCACGGTCATCGACATGCTGCCGGTGCGTGTAAACGGTGCGGACGATGACGATGATGGTTCCGGTGACAGCGACGACTACGCTGCGAGTGACGCAGCGGGTTCCGGTGGCGATGACGACGAGGTGCGAGGGGGTTAAACGATGCGCGGGTCGGGTGGTAATAGCGAGGTGCCACCCCCCCTGTAGCGCGACGGTACCCGCTCTACCCTATATATACGATTTCACTCATCCGATCCCCTACTTTTGCTCCTATCTGTATCATTTACGCAACAAATGTAGGGTGGGGGTAGGGGTTAATGTTCCGTAAGTTCCTGTTTTGTATGGAATTTGTGGGGAAAATGCGTGTAGAAAGGGGGTATATGGGTGTCAGGTAAAATTTTTTGCAAAAAATTTAGCATTTCTGGTGTATTTCTTATTGACTTTTCCCAATTATTGTGATACAATAGGACTTGTTATAAAGGATTGCGAGTCGAGGGACTGACTAAAGGTGAACACGAGCAATCCATACATCGAAGTGATGCGTTAAAGGGGATATTGTAAGGGAATATTGTAGTGTCAATCTCTACACCCCCCTTTTGAGGGGGGGGTGTAGAGAAGAGGTGATAGGGGAGACGGCGCGAAGACGAAGTTGTGATGAAACGGGGGCTATTGTCCCTGCATTTTGAGGTACATTCGATGCATATCACTCAGGAAAACCTTCCTAGAATCATGGGTTTAGTGAAAACCCTACCTGAGGATCAGCAGAGAGAGTTTTATGGGCTTCTTGAGGAGTATGAGAAGGCCAAGACGAAGGAATTGTCTCAAGAGAGTTTCATTTCCTTTGTGTATCGGGTGTGGCCCGGTTTCATTTCGGGTCGGCATCACAAGATCATGGGTCAGAAGTTTGAGGAAATCGCTTCTGGCAAACTCAAGAGGCTGATCATTTGTATGCCACCCCGGCATACCAAGTCTGAGTTCGGGTCTTTTCTGTTTCCCGCGTGGTTCTTGGGCAAGTTCCCCCAGAAGAAGGTGATTCAGTCTTCTCATACTGCGGAACTGGCGGTAGGTTTCGGGCGTAAGGTCCGTAACTTGGTGGATTCGGAGGATTACCGGGCTGTATTCCCTGATACATCCCTTCGGGCGGACTCCAAGGCGGCAGGTAGGTGGAGTACCTCCAAGGGGGGTGACTATTTCGCCATTGGTATCGGGGGTGCTGTCACCGGTAAGGGTGCGGATCTTCTGATCATCGATGACCCCCATGATGAACAGGAGGGTCAGTCTTCGGATCCTGCCGTGTTTGACCATGCGTATGAGTGGTACACCTCCGGACCCCGCCAGCGTCTTCAGCCCGGTGGGGCGATTGTGGTGATCTGTACCCGTTGGTCGAAGCGGGATCTGGTAGGGCAGGTTCTCAAGGCATCCGCCCAGAGAGGGGGGGATGAATGGGAGGTCATTGAGTTCCCGGCAATCCTTCCTTCTGGCAAACCCCTGTGGCCTGAGTTCTGGCCCTTAGAGGAACTGGAGGCTATCCGGGAAGAAATCCCTACCCATAAATGGCAGGCCCAGTACCAGCAGAATCCCACCTCCGAAGAGGGCGCACTGATTAAACGGGACTGGTGGAAGGTCTGGGAGCAAGACAGACCCCCGCAGTGTCAGTTTTTGATCCAGTCATGGGATACCGCGTTCCTGAAGAAGGAGCGATCAGACTACTCAGCCTGTACCACTTGGGGTGTTTTCTACCACCCAGACGGGTCTGGGGCGATGCAGTCGAACATCATTCTTATGGATGCCCATAAGGAGAAGATGGAGTTCCCAACCCTCAAGAAACGGGCATGGGAGTTGTACAACTACTGGAAGCCGGATGCCCTGATTGTGGAAGCCAAGGCGGCAGGCACCCCCCTGATATTCGAACTGAGGGCCATGGGTATCCCCGTATCGGAATACACCCCGTCACGCGGTAATGATAAAGTTGCCCGTGTAAACGCCATTGCTGATCTCTTCTCCAGTGGCAGGATATGGCGACCCAACACCCGTTTTGCGGAGGAAGTGGTTGAGGAATTTGCGTCTTTTCCTGCCGGAGAGCATGATGACTATGTGGACTCAGGGACGCAGGCTCTCCTACGCTACCGCAAGGGAGGGTTCATCTCCCTCCAGTCTGATTACAAGGATCAGCCAGTCTACAAACGAAAGACTTCTTACTACTAAGGATTTAAACGATGAAGAACAAAACTGCTAAGAGCGAGAAGATGGAGGCTCCGAAGAGCCGCAAGCAGCCGAAGGATGCCCTGAAGGGCAAGATGAGTGGCCTCGGCAAGCCGGTGATGGTCGGTGGTGCCATGCGTCCGAAGAAGATGTTCGGCGGCAAGATGACCATGGGTACCTCTGGTACCGCTCGTGGTATGGGTGCTGCCGTGAAGGGCGGCAAGTTCCGCGACCTGTAAGGAGAGAGAGATGGCGGTTGATCGCGCTTTGATGCCCTTCCCCACGGGAGGGATGTCGATGGAAGTGGCGGTCGGTTCGCCGTCTGAATCCATCGTTGTGGAGTTGCCGGACGGTGGGGTGGAGATCAGTCTTTCCCCGGAACCTGCTCCTGAGCCGGGTCACAACGAGAACCTTGCGGAGTTCATCCCCGATCAGGTGTTGAACAACATCGGGAACGATCTTGCGACCTTGTACGAAGCAGACAAGGATTCTCGCAAGGAATGGGAAACGACCTACATCAAGGGTCTTGATCTCCTAGGTCTGAAGATTGAGGACCGTACACAGCCATGGGAGGGAGCCTGTGGTGTGTTTCACCCCATGCTCTCTGAGGCGATTGTCCGGTTCCAAGCCCAGACCATCCAAGAGATCTTCCCTGCCAAAGGACCGGTACAGACCAAGATCCTTGGTGAATCCACCAAAGAGCGCATCGATCAGGCTCAAAGAGTTCAGGAATACCTGAACTATCTTCTGACGGAAAAGATGAGCGAATATCGCTCAGAGACGGAGAAGATGCTCTTCTCGTTGGCACTCTCCGGTGCAGCGTTCCGCAAGGTCTACTTCGATCCTTCACTCGGTAGACCCGCTTCGAACTTCGTTCCAGCAGAGGATTTCGTGGTTTCTTACGGAGCCAGCGATCTCATCAACTGTGAACGCGCTACCCATTTGATGAAGAAGACCTACAACGAGATCAGGAAGTTGCAGGTCTCCGGGTTCTATTCTGATATCTCCCTCCCTCCTCCGGTGCCTGACACGAGTCAGATCCAGAAGTCCTACGACAAACTGAACGGTGAGTCGAAGGGCATGGAACTTGATTCGCGCTACACCCTTCTGGAGATGGTGGTCGATTACGACCTGCCCGGATTCGAAGACACCGATGAAAACGGTGAACCCACCGGAATCGCGCTTCCCTATGTCATCACGGTAGACAAGTCTTCCCGTCAGATCCTTGCCATCCGCAGGAACTGGTACGAAGACGACCCGCTCAAGAAGCGCCGTCAGCACTTCGTTCAGTACACCTACATCCCCGGACTTGGCTTCTATGGGTTTGGGCTTGTCCATTTGGTGGGTGGACTCGCAAAGTCTTCGACATCCATCCTCCGTCAGTTGGTGGATGCCGGAACCCTCTCCAACCTTCCGGGTGGACTCAAGACCCGTGGTCTGAGAATCAAAGGAGACGATACGCCCATCATGCCGGGAGAGTTCCGGGATGTGGATATTCCGTCCGGAACCCTGAGGGAGAACATCACCTTCCTCCCCTACAAGGAACCCTCGGGTACCCTGTATCAGTTGCTTGGAAACATCGTGGACGAAGGCCGCAGGTTCGCCTCTCAGGCGGACATGAAGGTCGCGGACATGAACGGCGAGGCTCCTGTCGGAACTACCTTGGCAATCATCGAAAGGTCGATGAAGGTCATGTCTGCCGTTCAGGCGCGTTTACACGCCTCGATGAAGAAGGAACTGAAACTTCTTTCTCAGTTGGTCTATGACTACGGCCCCAGCGAGTACCCCTACGACATCCCCGGTAAGAAACTGACCAAGGAAGATTTCGATGATCGCATCGATATCATCCCTGTTTCAGATCCCAACGCCGGGACCATGGCGCAGCGGATCATGAAGTATCAGGCCGCGCTCCAGTTGGCGGCTCAGGCACCCCAGTTGTATGACCTGCCCCTTCTGCATCGTCAGATGATCGAGGCTCTTGGGATAGCGGATTCGCAGGAAGTCCTCCCGGATAAGGCCAATATCCCCATCACAGACCCTGTGACGGAGAACATGAACGCCTTGCAGATGAAGCCCATCAAGGCTTTCATCTATCAGGACCACGAGGCCCATATACAAGTACACATGTCATTCATGCAGGATCCCCGTCTACAGGGGATGCTCCAGCAAAACCCGCAGGCGGCTCAGGCTTTGCAGGCCAACATCTCAGCCCATGTGGCGGAACACTTGGGTTTTGCTTACCGTCAGCAGATCGAAAAGCAACTTGGGGTCAAACTGCCTCCTCCGGGGGAACCTCTCCCAGAGGATATCGAGTACCGCATCTCTGGTCTTGTGGCCCCGGCAGCGGCTCAGGTATTGGGCAAAGCCCAGCAGGAAGCCCAGATGCAGCAGCAACAGCAGCAGCAACAGGATCCTATCCTCCAGATGGAGATACAGAAACTCCAACTCCAAGCGCAGGAGATCCAGCAGAAGGCCCAGTCCGACATGGCGAAAATCCAAGCGGATATGCAGAAGGCCCAGATGCGGATGGAGACAGAACAGAACCGTATCAAGACCCAAGAGCGTATCGAAGGTGCGCGTCTTGGCGTACAGATCGCCGCAACCAACACCCAGAACGAACTCCAGAGCAAGGAAATTGCCTCAAAGGACAAGATCGAGGGTGCCAAGTTGGGGGTCGAAATCGCCAGAAACATGCTTTCCGCCCAGCAGCGTGAGCAGGAAATGAGGGATTCAAATGCAAACCGCAAGCAATAACCTCGCGGAATTCCTGAGAAAATCCCTCAGGCAGCAGATGAATGAACTCGCTGATCACATCGCCGGGGGAGGCTGTGCCGATTTCCCGGAATACAAGAGATGCTGTGGTGTCGTCGAGGGTCTTGCCCGTGCAGAGCGAGAACTACTTGACCTCACGAATCAAATTGACGATGATTAAACAAGTTATCAACTTCGCTGTGTAAACAGTGCAACCACCCCACATGGGGCGCAAACGCCGGAAGGTGCTTTAAACATGTCCAAGAAAGACGACGAAAAGGTCGCAAGTCAGTTACCCAAGCCTAGTGGGTACAAAATCCTCATCGCCCTGCCCAACCCGGAAGAGAAGACAGAAGGTGGAATCCTCAAGGCTTCTCAGACACTTGAGTCTGAAGAGATTGGGAGCATCGTTGGTTTCGTCATCTCGATGGGACCGGATGCTTACAAGTCCACTGATCGTTTCCCTTCTGGCCCCTACTGTAAGGAAGGGGACTGGATCATGATGCGTTCCTATTCGGGAACCCGCTTCAAGGTCCATGGGAAAGAGTTCCGACTGATCAACGACGATAGCGTTGAAGCCATCGTTGAAGATCCGCGTGGAGTGGTCAAGGTATGAGCGCAGAAACATCGCAGATGTCCCGAGAGGACAAGTTCTTCGGGGTGGAAACTCCGTTGCAGATGCCCGTCAAGGAAGAGGTCAAATCTTCCCCGGAACCTGAAATCGAACTCGACATCGTTGACGACATCCCCAAGCAGCCGGTTAAACAGGCTGAGAAGGAAGACGACGAAGAGTTGTCGGATTACAGCGACAAGGTCCGCAAGCGGATCAACAAACTCAAGTACGAGCAGCACGAAGCGCACCGTCAGCGGGAAGCCGCAGAGCGGATGCGTGAAGAGGCTGTCAAGTTCGCGCAGCAGTTGGCTGCTAAGAACCAGCAGTACGAGTCGCTGATCCAGCGCGGCGAAGGTGCCTTGGTCTCACAGATCAAGGCCCGTGCATCGTTGGCTCTTGATCAGGCCAAGTCCCTGTACAAGGAAGCCTACGAAGCCGGTGATTCCCAGAGAATCATCGACGCTCAGGAGAAACTTCTCAACGCGCAGACGGAAGTCCGCGAGGCAGAGAAGCATGAGCGCGTTCTTCAGAACCGTCGCCCCCAGCAGACACAGCAGCCGGTTCAGCAGCCCGTTCAGCAGCAGGCTTATCAGCCTCCGCAGCCGAGCAGCAAGGCTATAGAGTGGACCAAGGGCAACCCATGGTTCGGTCCCAATGGGAACCGTGCCATGACCGCTCTGGCCTATGGAGTACATGAGACGCTCGTCCGGGAACAAGGCGTACAGCCCGATACCGACGAGTACTATCAGAAGATCGATGCCGCCATGCGGCAACGATTCCCAGACTACTTTGAGAAGGATGAAGATGTCCAAGTGACATCTGCACCGGCTCAACGCACCCCTTCCACCGTGGTAGCCCCGTCAAATCGGAACAATGGCTCAAGACCACGCAAAATACAGTTGACTGCTACACAAGTCGCCCTCGCAAAGCGAATTGGCCTTACCCCAGAGCAGTATGCCAAACAGGTCATCAAGGAGACTTCAAATGGCTGAAGAGCGCAAAATCCGTATCGACCGTGCAACCGAAGCCCGTCCTAACGACACTTGGTTGCCGCAATCCGCACTACCGGTCCCGGAACAGAAAGATGGTTGGGTGTTCCGCTGGATTCGCACCTCTTCTCTGGGGCGTTCGGATAACACGAATGTCTCGCGCCAGATGCGTGAAGGCTGGGAGCCTGTGAAGGCAGAAGATCATCCTGAGTTGAAGATCATGTCTGACCTCAACTCCCAGTTCAAAGGCAATGTCGAAG